TCTTCTGTGCCTACTTGAATATAATTAGTACCTGAAGTTGGAAAGCCAACTACAGACGTTAAAGTAATGCTAGTTCCTGAACCACCTGTTCCATAAGCATCATTTCCTAAAGCTCCATTTAAAGTTGTAGTCTTAGCTCCAGAAACAGTTCCACCAAATTGAGAGATACCCCACCCGTATGCCCCTAATTGTTCAGCAGGACCAACAGGATAATACCATTTAACAGAACAGTCTCCATCAGTAGCCGTTGCACTGGCAGCAGATCCCATAGTAATAGTAACTGAGGTAGCATCTACTACTTCAGTTATCATAAAAGTTTTATCATCAAAATCAGAAGCCGAATAACCTGAACCTGTAGGAATGGTAACATTTTCAAGAAGTAAAATATCTCCTGCTGTCATTCCAGCAGTTGTAGATAAAGTAATAGTAAGAATAGCAGAAGAATTAGTACTAGCTAAGGCATTTGTTAATGCTCCAAAATCAGTTTTAATTGGGTGAATGTCATAAAAAATTCCCCCGGTATAAGCATATAAAATTCTATTAGTACCTATAATAGAAAAATTAATTGAAGTTTGATTGATTACATGATGTTGAGCTCTAGCAACTCCAGTTAGATTATTATCCCCTAATTGAGACCATCCGCCTATTTTTTCTGGAGTATTATATCTAAATCTAACATTTTCTCCACCGGTCCATTGTCCTTCAGCGCCAGTGGGAGTAACTTGTTTATTGAATCCTGGTAAGAAATCTATCTTTTGTAGCATAGTTTAGCCATTATATATATTTTTTATTCCTTGTCTATAATACAGAATATGCTATACTACAATTATGTTAGAAAGACACGAGAATTTTTTAAGTGCAGACTATTGTGGAATCCTTTATAATTACATTTTATCCTCCCTTTTTCGAATAGGATGGGATGACAGCGGTGAACCTCAACATAGATCGCACCCAAATTTATATAGTTCCTATAGTTTTAAAGATGTTCAAAAATTAAAAATATTACCTTTAATTTTAGATAAACTAAAAAGTAAAAAAATTACAATTGATAATTATGATAAGTGTATTATTAATTTAACTAAACCTATGGACGTTAATTTTCTACACGTACACCCAAAGCAAATAGTCGCCCTTCATTATTCAAGTTTAACGTGGAACCCAGAATGGGGAGGAGAAACTATATTTTATGAAAAGAATAAACAGGATATAAAATATTCTAGTCCTTATGTCCCTAATAGATTAATCATATTTGACGGATCTATACCTCATACAATAAAGGCTCAAAATATCATAGGCCCGTCTTACAGGTTTACTACCAGTATATTTTTTAATATTTAAATTTTTTTAAATTAATATTAATAAGATCGTTGTTTTCTTTAGATCCTAAATCACCTGAAGGAAAAAAATCAGCTGCAATAACCACTCTTTTATTATTGCTTAAGTTTGGTTGAGTGGAGTGAGTTAACCAACTAGGAAAAATAACAACAGAATTAGTTTTAACAGGGATGTTAATAAACCTGCTGTTATAAGAATTATAATTAATTGTATTATATTTAAAATTAAATCCTTGTTCTAAAGAAGATCTGTTGCAAGACAATGTCAAATCTCCACCGTTGCCTTCTACATAATATACTAAGCTTAAAACAGAATTATGATGTTCGTGGGGATGATGACTGTTTTTAGAATTATTAATGGTAATCCAGCTAGAAGTCATATCAAATTTGTTTTTTACTTCCAATACATTTTTTAAAAAATCTTCCATACAATTTATAAAATAGTCTTTAACTTTTTTCATTTTTTTATTATTTAATACAAATATATTGGTGCTTACTTTTACACTATTTTCAATTCCGTTAAATTTTTGATTTTCTATAAAATTCTTTTCTTCTTTAGTTAACGTAAAATCAACTGTTTTATGTAAAATAGGAATACCATTAAACTGTAATGTGTTATTCATTTGTTTTAAACGTAGCCACTAAAACTAAACGTGCTCCTTTTTTTGGAAATATTTGATAGTGAGGATGTTTATCAAAAATAATACCTTTATCTTTTTCTGGATAGGATTTTTCAACTACCCTACCTTTTTTATTTACTAAAACAGTTGCAGATTTTTTATCTAATGTATCTGTTAAATATATTATAGCTTGATTGTGATCAAAATAATGATCCGTATGTATAAAAGATTTATCCGCCCCTAAATTAAAAGTAAAATTATATGCTATTCTAAAAAAAGTAACTCCTTTAATATTAGCTTTTTTAAAAAAATTATCTAGTATACTGAGAGTTTCTTTAGCATGTTCAGAATTAAAAACTTCTCCTTCTTTTCTATCTTCTTTTCTTTGTAACACTGTATGACAAAAAAATTTATAAGAAGGAACTGTTGCATCATGAGGATGGTTGGCATCAAACTCCGATACATAATACGGAAAATTTGCTCCCAATAAAACTTTATTTATAAAGTCTTCGTTGTCTTGAGATAAAAAATTTTTATATTCCCGGATTAGTTTCATATTTAGCGCTTACAAGAATATTTAATCTACCATCATGATGACCATAAGCTTTATGTAAATATCTAGAATCAAAAATTAAACATCTGTTTTGCACAAATTTAACATCACCTATTATTTCTTTTTTAGTATTATAAAAATAAGTTCCTGATTTAAGATTAGATTTTGATAAATAAATTAAACCAGTATAGGTAGATACATCCGCATCCCAGTGTATCCAATCTTTTTTGCTATCTTTTTTGTTTCTTCGATGGCCATACATTTGAATGTGCATGTCTCCTGGAGGTAAAAAGCCTTTAGTCTTTAACATATATTGAGCAGTTATTTTTTTACTTAACGATAAATTAACTTTTGGTAATATTTCTGTTCTCTCACCTGGCCAGTGTTGGCTATCTAGAAATTTTAAATTAAATTCTTTTAATGAATAAAAGCGTAATTTTTTTACCTCATTAACAATATTTAAGAACTGCATGTCTTCAAAAAATTTATCGATAACTAAAATTTTCATTTATCTAGTTCAACTAATTCCTTGATCTTATTTCTTAATCTAACTACTTGGTTTAATAATCGATCAATAACTTTTCTTAATTCATCGATAGTTATTTCTTGTTTTTTTATAGTTTCTTCGAAAGAAGCATTTAACATCACTTCACTTTTTTTAATTTGACTAGCAGAGTCTAGTTCTATTTTTAACTCTTCTACTCTCTCACATAACCGTTCTATTTTTTTTCTATCCTCCATGTTTTCTCCTTATATATAGTTTATATTTAAACACAATTTGTGTGGTGATTTTTTTGGATTAGAACCTGCGTGTAATGTGGTCCCGTCAAAACAAACTAATGTATTCTCTTCAACCTTTATCTTTTTGTTAACTTTGGTACCTTTAAAAAAATAAGTGTATGCATCACATGTATTTAAATAAAATATAATTATTTTTAAATTAGGTGTTTTAATATCATCGTAGTGTGGAGTATTAAATATTTGGTTTTTTTTAAAATTATGTGGAAATTGTAAATTTAATTTCATTCGTATAATTTTTTGAATATCAATATTTTTATAAATATTATCAAGCACTGGACCAAGTTGTTGTAACATTGCGGGTGATAAAATTTCTCCATTCTTTATAAAACCATGAGTTAGTTGTGGTGCTTCATAAACACCTTTTACTTTGAAATTATCATACCCCTCGTAAGCGGTAAAATCATAAAAGTACCACGGGAAAAAAGGATTTAAAAATTCTTTATTTAATACTTCAAGGTCTTTTTTATTTAATACGTTTTTAATTATTTTCATTTTCTTTTATTCTCTGCATTGCATCTTTCATGTATTTAGCTTGAGTAAGAGATAAACCTAAACTAGGTCTAAAATCAAAAGGAGATGAATTAGGATGATCCTCTCCTTCTGTTATATAATGTAAAAAAACTTGTGCACATTCTTCGCCCTCTAATTTATCTCTCCAGTGTCTATATTTATCCCCCCTATAAATGATAGCATCTCCGGGTTTTAAAACAACCTCTATAGTGTCGTGATTTTCATCTTCTATATAAAAAGGCCATCGAGCACCCCCTACATTAAGGGTAATAGAATGGTCACAATTTTTTCTGTCTATGTGGGTCTTTAAGTCGTCCCCTTTTGTATAAATTCTAGCGTATGCATATGTTTCTATAAGCTTTTGTTGTAGGTGTTTTTCCAGACGAGGTTTAATTTTTGTAAGCAAAGTTTCAAAAGCCGAATCTCCATATAGACAAAAGGTGTCTTTACTTGGTGCTTGTCCGTCTCCAAATACACCAAAGTCTTTTTCTAAAGATGAAATAACTCCATATTCAAACATAAGTTTTGCTGTTTTTCTTTTTAATCTAAAATAATTATATAAAAAACCACACATTTCTTTTGAAACTAGTTTTCTAATTACTTTGATATCTTTCATACTATCTCCAATCAGGTCCTTGCAGCCACATAACTAAAGAGTATCTTACTCCTTTGGTTACAGGTAAAACTCTATGATAAACAAAACTAGGAAAGACAACTACAGTTCCTTGGTCATTAAAAGGATTTTTTTCAATTCTTAAATCTTCAGGATTATCGGTATTCCTCATATGAAATTGTAAATCTCCTCCTTCATATTCGGAAGGATCATTAAGAATAACACTAGCAGATATTTTTCTGTTGTTTCCTTTGTACATGTCAATGATTTTTCTATCAACAAAACTATCTTGGTGCCACTCATAAAATTGTCCTGGATAATAAGTAGTAAATTGACAACTTTCAGCCCTATTAGTTTCATAGTTCCATTCAAATTTACTCATAGCTTGTTCTAAATATGGCACTATATTTTTATATATCCAAACTTGAGATAACCATGAAATATTAGAATCTCTTTTACTGTATAACTCTTTTAACTTG